GACTCAGTGGTGTTAATAAGCCGAAGAAGACTCCTAACCATAAGACTAAATCCCATGTCGTTATGGCTAAAGAAGGGGATACCTATAAGGTCGTCCGGTTCGGACAGCAGGGGGTTAAAGGCGCTGGCAAGGCTCCGAAGACTGCCAAAGATAAGGCCCGGAAGCGGTCTTATTACGCTCGGCATGATGCGCAAGGGAAGCCGTCGAGTAAGCTCTCAGCAAAATATTGGTCGCATAAGGTCAAATGGTAATGGAAAGATACAGACGAGCCCTAGCACAGTACATGGCCGAACAACAGCCAATGAAGATGGCTACTGGTGGTCTGACTCAATCTGACTACAACACCTTCGTTGATGACGTGTATGCAAATGTTGTCGCTTATTATGGCGATAACATAGATGGTGCTAATCAGTACATAGCTGACAGGATTCGAGAGTCTATTGCAGGTTTTGCTGATGCAGGCATTGATCCAGATATGGGGATGCTCAAGAATGCAATCGAGTCTATCGGTGGAGGTACCTATGGTCAAGACAGAGCACAGCTTGATAATGTGCTGTATTTTGCCGACCAAACGCTTGAGCCGCTTGGGTATGATCTTGGCACATACACTCCAATCACGCCTGAGCCTGAGCCTGAGCCTCCTGTGTCCGGCCCTACCATAGGGGGTGGCGGTGACAACATTGACATAGGTGGCGGTGATTCACCTGTAACTATTGGTGACGGCTCTGATGTTACTGTGGACGTTCCTGCTCCGGAACCAGAGCCATTGGTGCTTACTCAGAACGACTACGACACATACACTCAGAGCGTGTTCGACAGAGCTGTTGCTGGGCAAATAACACCCGAGCAGATAATTGAAGGGATTTCAAGCGGCTTCAATGCCCTTCAGGATCAAGGCTATAACGTCGAGGCGGATAAACTTATATCTTCTGTAAATACGGTATGGAGTAACAGCTCTACTGGCGAAGATGTCCCGACAGAAATCAACAATGCTCTCTTTGCTCTTGATCAGATATTGGAGCCACAGGGCCTAGACATAGGTACATATTCATTAATTGAACCACCGCCTCCGGAAGAGCCACTACCTCCTCCGGGAGAGACCGAGGTGCCAATAGACACAACGTCAACGGATTCGCTAGCTAATACAGTGCTTGCGTTAACACAGCAGGCGCAAACAACTGGTGACTACACCACTCTCAATCAATTCCTGCAAGATCAGGGGATACAGTTAGTTGGTCTAAAGGCTTTGTTCCCGCAATATACTGATGAAGAGTTTCAGGCAGTTTTAGACGCAGGAGTAACTCCATTTGGGTATACACAGCCTGTTGTAGAGGAGCCAGTTGTACCCACGGTAGAGGACATTCCTTCCGACTTCTACAAAGATTTTCAGACGTATTACAACACGATAGATTCAGAAGAAAGAGGAACTCTAGCCCAAGAGCTGGAGAATTACATTACTGAAAATCTTGATGTCGGTTCTATATTGGCTAGCGCAAACGCCAAAGACTATGAGTTTGGTGGCGAGTATGCAGGCGCATTTGCGCCCGAAGTATACGATCCCGGACTACCGTTCTACTCATACAGGACGCCACAATCCACAGGGATTAATGTAAGGAACCCGTTCGGTAGCTATACACTAAGCAAGGCAGAGTCTGATAAAAGTGCAATTGCACCTCAAGATGTAGCTACATTTGAGCAAGAGGCTTTCGGAAGACTTTCTCCAGTCGAACGGGATGCACTGATAAATTCTGTAGTCAGTGAGTTTGGATTAACGTCCGATGAGATACCGGCGCGAATGATTCAGTTTGGGGTAACGCCAGAACAGATATCATCAGCCACAACACTGCCGTTAACAGGGCTTCCCACAGGGATACAAAGCGTCACCTCGGATCAATTCGCAACAAGAACAATACCGGGCACAGTGGCTCCGACATTCGTCCCGCAAATCAGGGACATCACACCATTAAGCGGAGTTTCTGGGTTGCCGTCTCTGACCGCACCAACACTGCCGACATATAACCCAATTAGCTTTGCGGCAACTCCGTTGGAGGTAGCGCAAGCTACAATAGATGCTATGAATGCCCCGGCTGAATCATGATTAGTCGCTCAACAATGGGTAAGCAGTTAACAGGTAATCGTATGCTCACAAAGAAAGGTAAGAAAATCATGGGCTCCATGAAGGAGCAGTATGGTCCAAAGAAGGGCGAGCAAGTCTTTTATGCGTCAAGGAACAAAGGCAACATCAAAGGTGTCGAGCGAGCGTCTCATGGAGGGCTCATTTCTACTGGTTCAGATGCGAGAGATCTTGAAGCGGTCCGGTCATTCAACAAGAGTATGGAAGATGGTAGTAGCCCTCCCGTCACAAAAATGAAAGCCGGAGGGAAAGTCCCTGCTGGCTATCACAGAATGCCTGACGGATCAATCATGAAAGATTCCGATCACATGAAGAAAGGCGGCAAGACCGAGAGTAAAGTCAATGAGGCTGGGAACTACACTAAGCCTACAATGCGCAAACAACTTTTTAACAAAATTAAAGCCGGAGGTAAGGGCGGTAAGCCCGGTCAATGGAGCGCTCGTAAGGCCCAGATGCTTGCCCAGCAATACAAGGCCAAAGGCGGAGGCTACAGAGACTAATGCCACTGAAGAAGTCACAGCAGTCTTTGAAGAACTGGACCAAGCAGAAGTGGCGCACCAAGTCCGGGAAGCCATCGACCCAAGGCTCAAAGGCGACTGGCGAACGATACCTCCCAGAGAAAGCAATCAAGAGTCTTTCGGCCAAAGAGTATGCCGCTACTACGAGAAAGAAGCGAGCGGATACAAAGAAAGGAAAACAGTTCTCGGCACAGCCTAAGAAAGTTGCCAAGAAAGTAAAACCACATAGGAAGAAGTAATGGCTGTTGTAACACCAGACCTACCTGAAATCTTTGAAGAAGCGTTCGAACGCGCAGGTCTGGAGATGCGTACAGGTTACGATCTCAAAACAGCCCGAAGAAGCTTGAACTTATTGACGCTAGAATGGCAGAATAGAGGTCTCAATCTTTGGACAATTGAGCCCGGAACAATAGCCTTATCCTCAGGGACAGCCACATACTCGTTTCCAACAGGAACTATCGATGTTATTGAGATGTCATTGCGGACTGGATCGGGGACGAACCAGATAGACACCAATGTGGAGCGGATCAGTGTATCTACTTATTCTCAGCAAACTAATAAAAACACTACCGGAAGACCCGTACAAGCGTTCATACGCCGTCTGGCAACGGAAACAACTGTTACGTTGTGGCCTGTGCCGGATTCGACTGACAGTTATACTTTGGCGTATTACCGCCTCCGTGGCATGGACAGCATTAGTTCGGGCGTCTCGGGCACGGCTGATGTCCCTCCGAGATTCGTTCCTTGCTTGGTTTCAGGGCTCGCATACTACATAGCGATGAAGAAGCCAGAGGTCAATGATAGGGTCTCTGCCTTGAAACAAGAGTACGAATTCCAGTTTGAACTAGCGGCAGGCGAAGACCGAGATACTTCTTCTATACGCTTCATACCATTCAGCACGTTCTATACGTCGGGGGTATAAATGCCAGTTTATGCTAAAGCCAGTAAAGCATTTGGGTTTTGCGATAGAACCGGGTTCAGATATCCACTAAGCGACCTTGTGTACGAATACCAGAACGGAGTCAAGACAGGCTTCCGTGTCGGTAAAGATGTTGTTGATCCAGACCAGCCGCAAAACTTTCTAGGCCGACTAAAGATATTTGACCCTCAGTCACTATCGGATCCCCGGCCAGACAAATCCATCGACGCAAGTCGTGCGTTCTTTGGATGGAATCCAGTGGGCAACCCATTAACAGTAATGAATGGTGCAGTAGGCACAGTAACAATCACGGTGAGCTAGGTGAATGACTATGATGAAGAAAACAAGTGGCGCGAAGAAGCCTACTAAAATGGCTTACGGCAAAAAAGTCGAAAAGATGAAGTCCGGGAAGATGCCTATGGTTAAGGGCAAGGATGGGGAAATGGTGCCTAAGTTTGCGGCCGACGGCGTCGGGAAAATGGCTTATGGCGGAAAGGTCAAGAAGATGCAAGAAGGTAAGCGTACTCGCAGACCTGCACCAGTTGAAGAGCCTGTATCTAAGAATGTACTGATTCAAGCGATGGAAGAAGATCGTCGTATAGCGGAAGCTAATGAGAAGGTACAAAAGAAGAGAGGCGGCGGCATGTGTCGCGGCATGGGAGCGGCCACTAAAGGCGGTAATTACAAGGCTTCATAATGAACTACACGGAACTTGTACAGGCTGTAAAGGACTACACTGAAAACGAAGAGACAACGTTCGTCAGTCAGATTCCTACGTTCGTTCAGCAAGCTGAAGAACGCATTCATCGCGCCGTTCTATCGCCCGAACTACGAAAGAATGTCACAGGTACTATGACATCAGGGAATAGATTTCTTGCAACACCAACAGACTTCCTATCTTCCTTCTCAATCGCTGTCGTTGACGGCGATGGAGACTACGAGTTCCTATTACATAAGGATGTAAACTTTGTCAGAGAAGCCTATCCATCAAATACGACACAAGCTAAGCCTGTTTACTACAGCGTGTTTGACGAAGATGCGTTTATTCTGGGGCCAACTCCAGACACGGGCTATACAGTGCAGATCCATTATTACTACAAGCCTGAATCAATTGTCACAGCAAGCACAACTTGGCTGGGCGATAATGGTTCGTCGGCTCTCCTCTATGGCACGTTACTTGAAGCGTACACGTTCATGAAGGGCGAGACCGACCTAATCAATCTCTACGGACAGAGATACGAAGAGGCTGTTGGTCAGCTCATGATATTGGGCGAAGGCCGAAACAGACGTGACAGCTACAGAAATGGCGAACCACTGGTAAGAGTAACATGATGTCAGAACAATCAGCGGCGGGCCTTGGTGTAGTCG